GTTCGATATATCCGCCGGAAGGATCGCCGCTTCCCCGCCGCAGAGGTTCGCTAGGCTCCTCTTCAAAAATATCCACCATTGGGAGTAATATCTTGTAATGATCCGCCTGACCAATCACCTCTGGCGACGCGACTGGGGGATAAAGTTCTCGCAGTTTTTCACCCGTCTCCTCGTCTTTCTCCGCGCAAGCCGCGCAAAGCGGCCCGCCCTCCTCGGTCGAGTTTGCGGGCTTGGGGATCGCCACACCACAGCCGACGCACTCGGTTCCGATTGATTCAGGGAATCCGAAAAACGAATTGAGGCACTTTTGGAAAACTGGATTCATTTGGTCGTTCATTTCGGGGCCTTTCTCCGAAGATTGAGAAGAAAAGTATTCAATCTGTCGAGTGCGCGAATCAATAAAAGACCTTCGCGGGTAGCCAAACAAGCGCGTCCAACATCCCGAATCGCCTCGTTCACCCGGATTAAAGCCGCGCCCAATTTACATTTATCCTCATCTTGCCGGCGGTTCACCAGACTCTCTCCTCTCGCTTGGCTTTTCGCGCCGCGATTTTTTTCTTCAGACCGGACAAGTTTCGGGGTTTAGACTCGCTCAAACTCATTGCGCCCCCGCCCGGACTCGCCGCCGGGCTGGGGGTTCGTTCCGCTCCCGACCTTATGTCAAGTCAACCCGGAAATTCTTTGTGCTGAATGGGATTCCCGTTCCAAGGATCATGCGAAGCATCCTGATTTGAATTTCGGGGTACTTTTTTAGCACCGCCAATCCATCTTTTGTTTCGATAAATTCCCCCGTGCGGCGACTTACCGAAAACAAGGTCGCTTTCAAATTCGCTCGTAAACACGAGTCAAGTTTTTCCATTGTTTTGGTTCCTTTCTGCCCGGACTTGCCACCGGGCTTAGTGTTGCTCTACCCACTTGACAGCAGCCTCAATGCCCTCAGCCTCCGCCCGCGCCTCTTCGGGGTCATCGGGGGCTTCGGACTGTTCAAAATAATCGAGCGCTTGCAAAAGCATCTCTCGTATGTTGCTGGGGATGACCTTTCTGTGCAATCGCTGCGCTTTCATTTTGCGCCATTCCCCTTCCTTTTCGATTCCCCGCCCGCCGAGCCGGGGGTTACTTAATAATTCTCTCTGTCGTGGCACTCACATAGGGAAACAAGAAGCTCGCAAGACGGGCAGCAACCGCGCAGCACACGAAAATTGTCGGCCTCTGCCATAGCGTTGCTGGCTTCGATTTGCGCAACAGTCGCTAGCGGCGTGTTAACATCTCGCCACAGATTGCGCATCGCCTCAATCTGATTCCGATCCATCTGTCCCACCTCCCGCCGCTTGCGCGGCCCTTAGATTTTTACGAACTGTAAGCCGCCGACCACAGCTGCTCAACCCGCGCATCGAGCCGCGCAATCAGATTGGCGTTGTCATGGCACTCGTGCATCAGGTGCAGCAGTTCAGAGATTTCGGCCCGCGCCTTTTCCCTGTTTGTTTCTGCTTCTGCGATTCTGTTTTTGGTTTCGGTCTGCATCGGCTGGGCCTCTCTCTAATTTATTGAGAGAAGTCTGAGTTAAGCGGGAGTAACGTGTCAAGAAGTATGTTACGATTGTTTAAATAAATCGTATAAGCCGAATGGATTCAAGGCTCTATAATTGAATGGATTTTTAGCGCAGAAAGCAGGCGCGTGAGCGGCGCGAATTGAACCGAGTCCAAACTCAGCCGACGCTCCCAATGCCAGATTGCAACGTGAGAGACGCCTGCGATTTTCCCCGCGCTACGAAGACTCAATTTCGCTTTTTTGCGCGCTTCAAAAAGAGTTCTACCGGTGAGAGATTGATTTTTGAGTGTCATAGGAAATTCGTTACCACAGAATAACGCTTGGGGTCAAGAAAAAAAAGAGCCGCCGTTACCTCTGTTCTTTTGTCTGGGGGACACGGCGGCTCTGTGACTGGGGACTCGATTCCCCGGTCAATTTGCCCCACCGCAAAATTTCTCCGCAACCTCAAAACATTTCGCGTGGAATTCTGGCGCGTCGTCCATGTATGCGTGGACGGCTTGCAGTTGAACACCTCTCAAAATTCTCGCCCCTGCGCAAATCGGTTCGCGCCCGCAAGGGCGATTCTGCCTTTGGAAAAACCAATCAATGCTTCCGATACTTTGCGCTTTGAATTTCACTTTACCAATGATCGTGAGCGCGATGGGTGAGGCGAGGGCTTCGATCCAGCGCCCAAACCGGCCAAGCAGGGGAAGGCGGAGTCGCCAGACCGGGTCGCTTAGCACAACAGCGTTGACGAGCAGCCCGCGTTTACAGAGTTCGCTGACAAGTTTGACCGCGCCATAACCCCCGCCGTAGGAATATGCAAAAATCAGGATCGTCGGCCTGAAGGATTCGTCGCCTGATTCGCGCCGAAGATTGCGGGTGACTGCAAAGATATGTTCGGCAACGGCTGCGAAGTCATCACACCATCGCTGGTAGCGCACCGATGTTTCAGGCGAGCGAAACCGGCAGAGCTTTTCCGCCAAGTCGAGGACGCCGTTCTCTGTCGCCTCACTCTGCGTAAATCCACTGATGCAAATTCCCCATGTGCGCGTCAAGGTGTTGCCTTTGCTTTCATTGCGGCCTCGACAGCGGCCCAAGCTTTTCCGCAAATTATTGATGAAATTTGTGATAGAGAAACCCCAAATCTTTCGGCGAAGTATTTCAGACCCGACTTATGGGAGCGTTTTCTGTACTCGGCTCTGATTTGTCGCACCTGTTGCAAACAAAGCTTGGCCTGTCCGTTTTTCTCACCACGATTGGGACGCCAGATGCCATGAACATCACGATCACGCATGTTCTCGGCGTGCGTTCCCCAACAAAGATTATTAGGCTTGTTGTTTTTTCTGTTACCGTCTAAATGCCGCGCCTCGACGCGGCTGCAATTTTGCAACATAATTTTGTTTGGCTTCGGCCCAACCCAAGCATCAAGAACGAGACTATGGACTCTAATCCCTTTTCGAGTGCCCCCTACGCAGGGATAGCACATCAGATACCCGCCTCTGTCTAAAACAGGTTTAAGCCGCCGAAGTTTTTTGTCGGCCCATTTCCGGTTGGATGAAAAAACATTCCCGTCCACGTCGGCGAAGTATCCCGGATAGGACGGGCACGGGCGCATTGTCATGCATAACTCATTTTCCATTAGGGCAAACCTTTCATGCTGGACATGGTTTTTGCGAACTCGCTCAGAGCCGTAACGAGAGACGCCGCGCCCTGATACTGGTCAACAGGATTAGAGTTCAGCCCGGACGCATTGAGTTTGATGCCGCCCTTTTCCGGGTCATATGAAAAACTGATGTTCTCGGCCTTGATACTCATTCCTGAACGATACCGGCCATCTATATCCGTCACCGCCTTGACTTGACCTAGCGAATCGTATTCGGTAATCGTGCGATGGAACTGTGCACTCCGGCATCCGAATAAAAGCACAATGACAACAAGCCCGCCGAGCGCAGCAAGCGACAAGACGATCCATCCTAATTCGCTCCTCAGATTTTTCATTTTCTTTCTGCCTTTCAAAGTGTTTTGACAACCGAAATAAGAAGCTTCCAACCGATGAATCCCGCGCCGAGCAAGAAAAATAAAATCCCGCCCGCCACCAGAAACGATTCGATCTTCTGGCGATTCGAGGCCCAAAGTTTGATGTCGTTAAAATCCCTCACCACGCTCAAGAGTTCTTCGTTGACTTTCATCTGAGCGACCCAAAGTTGCTCGTGGCGATCAAGAAGTTTGAATACGCCGGGGCTTCCGTTGGTTCCCTTCAGCCGGAGCACAATCTCGTCGAGCGTCGCTTGGATAGCCGCAAGTTGCTGATGGCGGAGATCGTCTTCTGCGCGGCGCACGTCGCCTCTGAGGTCTTCTTGTTTCTCGCCCATTTTGAGTTTCACCTTTTCTATCGCGGCGCGTTCATGCGCCTTGGGGTCATATTCGCTCCCAAAGCCTGAGACGAGCGGGGCCTGTGGCATTACTTGGCGGCCTTTTCATAACGACGGGCAAAAAGATTGGAGTTTACCCCGACAGTCATTTCTCTGCCGCCACCTTTGGGATTTCCCCGTCGTCTTGAATCAAAATATCAAGCAACTCGGCAATCATTTCGCCGGAAAGTTTTGCTCTGCCTTTTTGAAACTCCGAAAGGGGCAGTGGGCGGATTTCAATTTCGGCTTCCTCCGCAAGAAGCGGCTTGAACTCCGCATTGAATTTCTCAAGCGATTCGCCCGCGATTTCTACTCGCTCGCCCTTTTCATTGACGCCGTATTTTTTCACGAGCGCTATTCGGGAATCTTCTACTTCCTTCGCCTCCGCCCGCAGCCGCTTGAGCGCCCGCCCAATCTTATATGCAAGGACGGCGTCAATTTCTTTTTGCGCGGCGAGCTCCGCAAGCGGCCCCCCAAAGACAATGCCTTGCGGGCTTCCTACGTAAACGAGCGAATAAATCCTTTCGAGATTCAACTTCATCGGGTGTTCTCCTTTTCGTATTGTGAGCAATCTTCATCCCAACGCGTCTTAACTGGATAGCCCAGCTCCATGCTCTTGAGTTCGCAGCGGGCCGAGAGAACAGCCAGCGAGTTTGCATCATGCGCATCTCGCCCGCGCCAGAAGTGGCATGAAGCGCAATGGCCCGCGAAAAGATTTGTGTTTGTCGCCATGTCTTACTCTATTTCCGGCCCGCAAGCGAAGCGGAGCACAAGGATTCCTTCCAGACAAAGTAGGGCAAGAATCGCGGCGGGGATTTCGCTTTCCCAGTTCATCATGCCACCGCCGTGATAAGACCGTCTTTCACTGTCAAAAGCGCCGTTACCGAGGTATCCACTGCGGCGGTCATACCCTCAGTCCCGTCGCTTGATTTGTAGCCCGTGGCGGGCAGCACGTATCCCCCGCCCTGAATCGTGCAGGCGAGAATCGGGCTGCGATCGGTCGTACCCGCGCCTTGCGAAGCCGCGACCGTCCAGAACTCAATGGCGCTCCCACCGTCACCTGTAGCAATTCCTGATTTGAGATAAAGCACTCCGCCCGCTTTGTCGGTTGCGGCGGAAGTCGCTCCGCCTGCTTGAACGGTGAGCGCAACACCCGCCGTATTCGCCGTCGTGTGGCGTTCAACACTGAATGTGCGTGCTGCCGTACCTTCAAGACCCACTAATCCACTTCCCCGAATTGCCAGAATCCAGTTGTCCAGTGTTTTGTAGCCGCCAGAATAAAGAGCGCCAAAGAACATATTCGTATAGGTTCCGTCCCATGAACATCCAATGCCGCCCACAATGGAAGCAGTCGTGTGATCCTTCCACACAATAGCAAGCTGCTTGCCCGTACCCGGCGTCGTTGCCCAGCCCGTTGCCCCGTTGTTGTCGAGGACAATCAGATTATTGTGTGCAGCGCTGGCATAAGCACGAATTGTCGTTGTCCCCATAAAGTCCGCTGCGCTATTCACTGTGCCTGTTGTTGGTAGGGCAAAATAGGCGGATGCGGCTCTTGTGATCGTCGTGCTCCCGCCCTTCGCAGGGCCATTGAAAATCGCGGTGTTGACCTGAGCAACCGTGCCCACATAGTTGTCCGTGACGTTGAACACCGTTCCAGAATAGGGCGAGGTCGCGGCGGTCGTGGTAGGCGAAAAAGTGTTCACCGCCGTCCATGAGTTCGCAGAGGCGAGAAGCCCCACGCCCGTCAGAGAAGTACCGGAGCCGACGAAGCCGCCCGATGCGTAGAGAGCCGCGTCAAACTCAAAACGATTATTTAACCCCAGAGGACTCCATATCAGTGTTTTTTGATTTGTTCCACCAAACTGAAGTGTCAGAATGTTTGCATTAGCATCCGTTGTGCTCCCGATCACCCACGTCGCCGCCGTCGTGTCCGTGTCGGTGTTCTGGGTGTGCATGAGATTGGGCGTGAAAGTTGGCGCACCTGTGCCGCCAGAAAGCACAACGTAACCCGAAGTCCCCGCCGCCGAAATCGCCATTGCCGACGCGCCAGAATAGACCAGCCCGCCCGCCGCCGCCGTCAAACTCGCCGCCGTGCCACCATCTGCCAGAGCAACGTCCGTTCCCCCGACTCTGTAAATGTAAGCCGTCCCGATTGTCACCGCCGTGGGAATGTCTGTGGCGATTGAAGGAACCCCCGCGCCGCTCGTAACAAGAATGCCGGAATTTCCAGTCGCTAATCCGGCAACGGTATTCGCAGCAGAGGAATAAAGAAGTTGGTTGACCGTCGTTGTGGCCGGATAGGTGGCCGTGCTCCATGCAGGAGTCGCAAGATTCCCACTCAGAAGAACTCTATTTGCCGCCGCAACCCCGGCAAGAATCTCCATAGAATCGGCGTCTGACCACACTATCCCGCCCGCGCTTGCGGTCAGGGCTTTGCTCGTGCCACCCTGAGCCAGCGTCACAACCGCCGCCGTGGTGAGAATCGTGCTGAATGCCTTGAGCGTCGAGCCGCCGTCTAGCGAATAAGACAGTGCCCCGCCGTCGTTACGGATTTCCTGCGTCATTGTCGCGGGATTGTCGGCGGCGAATACCGCCCGCTCGACAATGATATGGGGTTGAAGATTTCCAAGTGGCATTGTGCGTTACTCCTATTCTTTCTATTCGCCGCTCAGAGGCGCGGCGTCAAGCCTTAATCCATTCTCGGAGGGTTGCCTTGGGCGTAAACTTCCCGCGCCATTGTCGAGTACCCGCTCACGGGCAATTGCATCCCTTCTATCGTAAAATCGGTTAGGGTTGTCCCGTTCCATCGCACAAAAGACCCCGTCGCCTCCGCATGAACTTCATACCATGATTTCAAGGTGCTCAAATAACCGTATAGCCCGTATTCATCAAGCGTCCCGCTATCAAGCAATGTCTGCCAATTTGCTGTCCCGTTTTGCAAACCGATCACATCCGCGACGGGCGGGAAAAGAGCGAGAAAAATTTCCACATACTCCGAATCCTTTGTTGCCAAAAGCCTCGTAACCAACCAAGTGAAATCTACCATTTGCGGAGTATCGCTTACTATGTGAATTGTATCGCCCCCGCCTAAAATTTCAAATGTTCCATCATTCTTTTCCCCGACAAGAATAGTTATCATGTCGGCTTCATTTGCTTCGCTTTCGTGGACATATCCAGCGCTCGCGCTACTACCGGGGGGACAATACTGGTCGTTGTGATACCATCGCCAGTTTACAATCTGGAAATCCTCCAATGTCAATTTTGCCCGCGCCGTCACCGATGTGTTTTCTGGAAGATGGCGAAGGGCCGTCTCTTTAAAAGTAAAAGACGAAGAGAGCTTGATATAGGCAAATAGATTTACTTGAGCAGGCGATTGATCTTCTCCTGTATGGAGGCCCATGATATTTTGATAACCCACATCCTCAACACCCGGCATTTCATACGAATCCCAATGATAAAAATTCGCGCCAGTCACCGGGGTTATAATTGCTCCGCGCGCGCGTTGCCCCGGAGCTATGGTGCCTTTTATGTTAGGGTCTCCGCAGCTTCCCCCCGGTTCTGGAAACCCCGGATAGTCTGCTAATTCGATTGCTTCAAGCCCTTGCCATGCCCCGATTTCTTTTAGTCCGAGATTGCCCGGAGTAACTTGAAAACTATCCAGCACCTCCAATGCCTGCCCCACCTGATTGACGTGGTGCTCGCCGATCTGATTCAGGCGGTTGGCCCGACAGACTGCCAACTCGAAACAATGGTTGGGAGACGCCGCAAGCCCCGCCACGTAAGAAGTCTTGAGATAGACGATCCCGGCGGCGCGGTTGGGGCAAATCCAATTCGCCGCCGTGATGTCCACGAAGTCGGTTGCGCCGGTGTTGAAAGTATCGTGACTGAGTACGATCGCCCCCTTTGTGGGGTCAGCAGCAACGGGATAAAGAACGCCGTCGGTCTTGACATCAAACGTCACCGCCGCAAGTCCGGCAAGGTTCGCAGCCAACAGTCCGTTGTCATCCCATAGGGCAACCACATCCCTCTTATTCCAGAAATCATCATATCCGGGCGGCATTCCCGGACAACCACTCATTGGGGGGGTTGCGCCCGCGTCTGCGGCCCCACTCTGAGGCGCAACTGACCGGACGTAAAAGCCCAGACCGACCAGCGCAGCAGGAACGCCCGCGCCGGTGAAATAAACCACATCGCCCGTAACGGCTTTCCCGCCCTGAGGCCCCCACTTGCGGTAGGAATCGGCTTCATAGTAATTTTGGCTCCGCGCCCACGCGGGGGCCTCTACGATATTCCCCCCCGCGTCGTAAAGGGTCGGGGTTTCATCAGCTCCGCCGCCGCTTACAAGTTTGCTTGCACAATGGTCGCCCGCAAGTTCACAAGCGACAAGAATCACATTCGATCCGGGACTTGGGTCTGTGGCTTCGTAAACCGTGCCTTGAACCTTGACCCGGCTCGAATTTGTCCAGTTGTCCAGTGCCCTCACCGTCAATCGCCTGCTACACGCTATGCCCTCGACCGTCCACGCCCCCGCTTCCCAAAGCAGGTCTTGTTTGTCAACCGCCACCAGAGAAGCAATATCCAGATTCCCGATTATGAGATTTTCGCGGGTCGGAAAACTCTGCGCGTGGCCCTCGCCTTCCGGCAAGGCCGCAATCTCGCCCGTGTAATTCTGGGTGCATTGCGGCTTTCGTTTCTGGAAGTAGCGGTCAAAGTAGGGGTCGGTCGTTGCGTCCACAGCATCGCCCAGACCATCACTCAGGGATTCCCATTCACGTGTCCCAAAGATTGCAATACGTTCCCAAAGCCCCTCATTCGGCGGGTTGGTAGTGAGGAAAATCGCGCCCGCAATTCCCCCCGCCCAATCTACCCCATTACCAACCCCACCGATCTGAAACGGCCCGCCCGTAACCCATTCATCAAACGCCCCGCCCAAAGTCTTGAGTTGTCCATACCCACCATTCTCCTCGAACAAGACCTGCTGAAACCATGTGACCGGCGGCGCGATTCCATACATCTCGGCCAGCGAGTCGAGCGAAGGATGCTTGATCCGGTAGAGTGTCCAATACACTGCATCCCCTGGCGTGTCCTGCAATCGCTTGGATGACTGCGAGTGCCAAATGTCCCGCAAGAAAGTCGAAAGGTATTCAGTCGAAGGAATGTTTAACTCGAATCCATCGCAGTCGTCGGTTGTCCGGTAACAATTACCGGGAACGTATTGAGCCAAGCCCGAAGGTGGGTCAACGTAGGGCGGGCCGTCTCCATGCCCAGACCATCCCCCACGCCGATGACAATAGAAAGCTCCACGCGGCCCGGCCCCGCGTGTTAGCGGACTTCCCTCTTGCTTGATTCCCAACACCCCGGCCCAATCGGGTTTATCCCAATGGCATTTTCCTTCGCAGACTTTCAGCCCGCCCCCGCTTATAACCTCAGCGTAGTAAGTGATTCTCACAGCCGATGCCCCGGTTATCAATCCATCAAGGTCGAGAGTTGAAACCCAACTCCCCGCGCCCGTGGCACTTCCGGTTTGCGCGATGATAAGGTTCGCCGCCGAGATTGTAATATCCGACCAGACGCCCGCCACCTGCTTTTCGGCGCGGATCGTCGCCTCGAAATTCACCATGCCCTGCTTGAGTTGCGCTACGCGACAATTTGCACTCACTGAATTGGTAAGCGTGAAAATGTTTCCAACGGGGAATTGCGCCGCCGTCCATTGCCTTTGCAGCCGCGCCCAACCTGGATCATAATGGTCAATGATTTCTTGCCATAATTCCGGGGCGTATCGGTGCGCCTTTACCCTTGCGGTAAAGGTCGTTCCCCCCGGTGTCGTGGGAGTCATCGCAAAGGAGCACTCTTGATCGAGTTCAATATCAAACTCTGCTTGAGAAGCGTCGAGTGCGGAAAAATCTATCCCGACTATTTTTGCTTCGACCCGTCCGGCAAGAACAGAGTCATCTCGAAACTCTACAGTGTCATTCGGCGCGATACAACCGGTCACGGGGAAGCTCAAATTCGTTGGTGGCGGCGACGGGTTCGGGTAGGAATACGTGTAAAGGGTCAAGGCGCGGGGGTCTAACGTCGTGGCGTCCAAGGTCAAAGTGTGGCCCGACGCCGCCAAGATCGGAAAGTTAAAAGTCGAAACCCAACTGTTGCCGTCCTGTGCGCGGATTTTCGAGGCGTCAACCGTATCGGCATAGACGCCGTGAGCAATCCAATTCAAGTAGTGGGCGTCGTGCTGCATCCGGCGCGGCTCGGCATTGTCAATCCTTTCCGCCGCCGCAAGGTCGCCCGTGTACCAACTCCGCCCCTTTACGGCGTGGGTGATTTTGGCTTTTGAGCACGTCGCGCAGCGGGAATGGGGTTGGTAGTCAAACGTCAACCCCGTTCCAAGTCTGACTAGGTTGGGGAAATCAGAATGAACGGGCGAGTTTGAACGCGGCGTGTAGAGGCTTGGGAAATAATCGGCCATTTAGACATCGCTTCCCATGATTGGAATTTGTCCGCCGTTATCGTCGTCACTATGATCATGTAGTGGAACAGCCCCGCCCGCGCCCGCGCCGCCGCTAATAATCAAGGGTACTTCCGGATCGCGCAAAATCGCGCCGACCTCCTCGCCAAGCGTGAATGTCGTCAATGTGCTTATCGGCTCAGCCCTTAAAATAGTTCGCGCCACAGCAACCCGCGCCCCCGAAAGCGGCGTCAAGTTGTAAGTCCCATCACCATTGACCGCCGCGATGGTAGCGTGAATAAATGAGGGCAACCCAAATGCACTCGCCGGTTGCGCCCCCGCCTTTGCCTGCGCTGAGCGGCTTTGCTGGCGAAGCCCCTGAACTTTGACCGCAAGGATGTCTTTATCCTTCGGCATTTTTAAACATCCCCAATGGTCAAGGATGTGTCGTAGTTCACAAGGTCATAATCAATTCCGTAAATGTTTGCGTCCGTGAGCCGATAGTTATCCTGATACCTGTCTCCAATCTCATAATACAGATCGAAGCGGGGCAACACAATTTCCCAAACCTCACGCGGGTTTTTGCTTTCGTTCAAGCGTTGAGTGGCCCAAGCATCCATCACGCCGGAAGCCAGCGAGTCGTCTTGAATAACTGAAACGCTTGAACCACTATGGAGCGTCGGGGTTCCTGTTGCAGAAAACGTGAAGTAGGGTTCTTTCTTTGCCTTGTAAATGTATTCCGGCTTTTCAATTGTCCGCCAACGAATCGGGCTAAGGCCGGTGTCCTTCGTAAACGTGATGTGAGATTCAGATTCATAGGCGAATTGCAGCCAGACGGTCGTGGGGAAAGTCGCAGAGTCTCCGCTTGCCAGCGAATAGCTTGCGCCTTTGCCGGTCAAGTCAGCGGCCACGGTTAAAGTATCTACGGTGTTGGAAGTTATCGTCCAACTCTCCGCTCCGATTGTCAGTGTTGCCCCAGCCCATTGATTCACCGTCCAATTCTTGCTCGTATCGGTATAACTGAAAAGCCCGCCGACGCCGCCCGTTCCCGAATCGCTTGCCGTGGCCGCCCGCGCTACTTCGATTGCGGGCTTCTCGAAACTTACCGTCTTGTCGTCTTCGAGGGAAAAGCCCGAATGGAAAACCTTGTAAACCGCCCCGAATTTTGCCACCACAATCGGCGGGGCTTTAGCCGTATTCCCATCGGCGTCTGGGAGCCAGAAATCTTGCAGACATTCAGGGAGCGGCTTGACCTGGCGGCTTCGCGTTGCATCATCGCAGGTGTCGCTGATTTTCGGGATGCGAAACCGCCGTCCCACAAATTCCGCGCCCTTGACAAAATCCGTGTTCGGCTCTTTTTCGGTTCCTTCCCTTGTATATTTTTCCCAACCGGCAATCACGGTGGCCTGATTGACTCCCGTTTTTGATCCGTCCACGTCCCACCACGGCGTCAAGACAACCGCCGTCTCATATCGCAGACGGCTTCCATTGACCGTGAGCTTGGTTGTACTTTCTGTTGTGAGCCTAGTCCGCGTTGCCCGCCCGACGTTGGCAGCGCCTTCAGGCTGCGCGTTTGCATCTGCGCTGTAAAGTGTTCCTCTGACTGTGCGCTTTTGAAATCCAGACCCGACAGAAAAGATTTCCAATTGCCCGCTGCTTGAGGTATATCGCAATTTGACTCGCAGCCGTCCGTTGCCCGCTGATTCGAGGAGCGTCTGCAAGGCTTCGCCAAACGGCATACCCTTCAATTCTTGAGTGCCCGCCGCCATTGAAAGGTCGGCTCCTGACGTGGAAAAGAAAAGAGAACCGCCATTGTCATGGTATTGAGCCAAAATGTCAGCAACTATTTCTGCTGTAGTCCAAGGCTCTAAAGGCACTTTATTTGTCGTCGGATTGACAACCATCTCCTGCGTCTGTTCATCCAGCTCATTGTAGTTTCGATCACACGCGCCGTCGTAAAGTGTGGCGCGGTCATCAATGGCAATATAGGACGTGGACTGAGAACCGACTTCAATGTTTGAGCTGGGGTTTTCAATCCGGCCCCGAAAAAATGGGAGAGGAAACCAAGCGCGATTGATGTAAATGATAACCGTGTCCCCAACTGCAACGGGATATTGCTCAAACCACGCGCCTTCAAAAAGGACGGTCGCTTCTGTGGCCCGCAACCCTTCCTTTTGCGAAATATGGTCAACCCTCGCGTCGGGCCGATAGACAGAATTGATCCATACCTCGACAGTGGCTTGCAGAGTCAGGCGGTTTGAAGCACCGGAAAGAGTTGTGGGGAAAAGCAGGGCCATTGATTTATGCTTTCAGAGAATCCGTCTCTTTTTCTCCTGTGATATCCCAAATGCTTCCGCAGCGGTCGCATAAATAGCGAATCGTTATCCTTGATCGTTCAAGCATTGATGATAACACCCGCGTCTGTGTCGACTGGCAAAGAGGGCACGGCGGGATTAGGTCATCGCTCATTCCACAACCTCCGCCGTCAAGACTTGGTCGCCACTCGGCGCTGTCGAATCCGCCGTCGCGCTCAGTGTGTTGCTTTGTGTTCCCTCTCCGCCACTATTCCACGGCGTCACATAATAATCGTATTCTACGCCGTCGGTTAGGGCGGCGGTTGTCCATGTGTAAGTTTGCAGCCCGCTCGCCAGCGAATAGGTTGCCGCCGCGCCGGTAAGATTTTCCGCCACTGTAAGGATCGTTGCCGTGTTGGAAATGACCGTATAGCCAACGCCGCTTATTGTCAGCGTTGACCCCGCCCACTCATTTGTCACCCAAGCCTTCGTCGCATCGGTGTAAGTGGTATTCCCTCCGACGCCCGCCGTTCCTGAATCAGCCACACCCAAAGTTTTCGCCAGCGCCGCGTCCTGATAGATTCTCAGCGATACCGCGCCGCTCCCCAACCATCGCGCTGTCAACTTGATCGTTCCGCCCGCTTGAGGCTCGGCAAGAAGCAGGTCTGGTGTTCCTACGGGCGGATTCATGACTTGCTCAAGATCGGTTACATCAAGAACAAGAGTCAATGTTAGCTCTGTCCAATCACTAAGATTCCCGTGCGCGTCCACAGCGCAAATCGCCCAGCGATGGATTCCTTCCCATAATTCGCCGCTATCCCATGTCAGTATCCCCGCCGCCACAAATGCTCGCGCAAATCTCAAGTTCACGCATGGCGCGTCGGCAAGGTCAGTGAAGCCCGCAACCCAGTTATCGAAGATCATCACGCCCACCACATCGGCATCCTGCCCACCCGGTTGTGCCCAAGTCAGGGTTGCTATCCGCGTCGGCATGTCATATCCGACCGCCGGGGTGTCAACCGCAAGCGGGGGAGAGTCCACTGTTGCGCTCGTGTAAACGGCTAAATCAGCGCGAATGTTTCCCGTGATGTCTTTATAGGTGAGTCGAAATTCGTAGCTTCCGTCGGCCAGCTCAGCCGTCACGTATTCGAGTTGGTCAATGCCGTAAATGGTTGCCAGTAGAGTATCCGGCCCTAAACCGTCGCCAGCGTCCCAGTAAATTAGATAGGCTTGGAAATCATCGGCAGTCGGTTGGTCTGTCCATGACAGATGAATCCGCTTGCCCCGTGACGTGGCGTAAAACATCGCGCTCGTAAGCCCCGCATTTTCTTCGCCATTTGAAACAAGAAGCACATCAAGATTTGAGTATTGGTCTGTTCGCAGATCGGTTGCAGTCATCGGCGGGCCTGCTGGCTGCGATTGTTTCCATTCGCCGTTGACATAGAGCTGTCGCGTTATATCGGCGTCTGATAGATTCGCGGGCAAAGATTCCTTCCATCGTAGCACCGCCTTCGTTGGATCGCCCGGAACGGCTTCCGCCGCTTCGCCAAAGAGCATCCCGCGACAGGGAATAGCCGTGCCATTTATAAGATTGCCTTCGATATGGTAGGGGAAGTTGGGGATCATTTCGGTTTATATTTCTTCCAGACGTTCGCCAATTCGGGTAAAAGCGGCGTAACAAAATAAGCAACTCGCGCTACGGCTTCAGAAAATTGGTTATGATTAAAATTAAAAATATAGCCATCCGACCCGTGAGCATGATCTCCGCAATTTGAAAACCGACATTGCTGATTGTCTATGGACATTTCTGTTGCCTCGTGGAGAAGAACTGCTACGACTTCCCACCAGTATTTATAGCCCAATCCAATCTTGATTCTCGGTGGGGATTTCTCATCCGGCTTCATGTAAAACCAACCACCAGTCTGACCGCGCCAGCCGTAGACCTCGACGTTCATCCAGCAAAATTCAAAAGTCCCAATAAAAATTTGATCGAGATCAGACTTCGATTTTTTCTTCAACTTTTTCGCTCTCCAACTTATTTGCCGATTCCATTCATACGGTCGCTCATGCCGTCAAACTTTCCAGCAGAGTAATGGTCACCCCGCTTATTCCTTCCCCGTCACCTTTGACTTGAATCACATCGCCCGCGCTGCAAACCAAAGCCGCCGAAAGCGCGGTCGGCCCGCCCGTCCGCGCCGTCGCGTCAAAGGTGGCCGTCACGCTTGCGCTAGTTGTAGTGTTAAGAATTGTCAGCGTGGCATTGCCGGTGGAGCCGAGGTTGCTGTCAATGGCGTGGGTAAAATGCGAGAAAGTGATTTTCTGAGGAGCGCGTCGCGTTGCCCAAACAATTGTAGTCTGGCCCGCTACCAGCAGCCAAGGCATTGAAAAAATCAGAGGGCGGCGGACACGGAAAATCTGCCCAAATCCTTTGTAGCGGACATAGATCGAACCGCTTGTGTCCCTACGGATTTCGCCAGTATTGATATTCCAATAGATTTGATTCGTGCTTGGTGTTCCGGCTAGAAGAACTTCGAGGCGCGTCCCTGTTTTGCCCGCCCCAGTCCACGCGCCATAAGTGGGAGATGTGTTGCCCGCCACAGCAGAGTTTGAATCTTCTAGCGCCCAGCCCTGATACAATCCGCTAGGCAGCAGCGTAGTCACGACAACAACTTCGTCGCCGAATAATGTATAGGTTGCTCCCTTGCCCGTTAAGTCTTCGGCAACTGTCAAGACTGTGGCGGTATTCGAGATCACCGCCCAACTTTCGGCCCCAACTGTTAGGACTCCACCGGCCCACTGATTCGTTCCCCATGCTTTTGTTGAATCGGTATAGGTAGTATTGCCCCCGACACTGGCGGTTCCAGAATCACCACTTTGATTTGTCCCTGTAATATCGTAAGGCCGCGCCATTTCTCAGTCTCCATTTCTTTAGCCAGTCAGCCGCTTAAACGTCGCCCTGAATCGAAAGCCGATATTCCCGTCTCCCAACGTTTGTCCGATCCCCCGCGAAAGCGGTTCATAAGCAAAGTCAACCCAACGGTAGGGCCCGGTATAAGTAGTTCGCAAATCCACCAAAGTTCCCGCCAAGTTTCCAGCATTGAGCATGAAATTCTCAATCGCGTTTATCCGCGTTATCATGGCTGCGTTGGTGACGCAGTAAAGAATCCCTGAGTATCCAACCCATCGCGCTGAGGCGTCGGTATTCTGGGAGCCAACTGCTTTTGAGAATTGCCCCGCCGTGTTTGCTAGGGCGTAGTCTTGAACGTCAACTTTCGGCGTGGTCATCAAATTGCGGTTGTAAAGATCGGAGCAACTCGCCCCGTTGCCTGTCCCCGCGTAAGCGATTGTGAAGCCGTTAAAAATAAGGTCACCAGCAGCCATTAAGGTCTCCTAGTTTATCGCCACTCCGGGGCCTTGGGTAATCAAAGAAGCCGTGTTTGCGGCCCGATTAAAAGCATCGGCAGATTGATTCGCAAGCCGTCTTGACTTTCGCGCCGCCTCGTTTCGCATCCATCTATCGCTCTGGTCCGGTGTCTCTTGGTCAATCATGGGAATGTAAGTTCGATTTCGCATCCCGGCAGACCATGCCGCCTGCCGAGCGTCTTCCGCGCCCTCTGCGGCCTTTGCCCTCCATTCACGCTCCCACGGCGGGTATTGAGAAACATAGGGCATAAAATTGCGCCAAGTGTCCGACGACGCTGCTTCTCGACGATATTCTGGATACCTCTTTTGCAGCTCGGGGTCTATTATATCAGCCATTCCGATTTCGCCCCGGACTCTCTTCATAAGAGCATCCGTTTTGGCGCTCGCTTTGCTAAAATCGGAATCGAGCGATTCCTCCGTTACGCTTTTGGGGCTTTCGAGGCCGAGGTTTCGCATAAGTTGACGCTTAAAAGCGTATTTCAATCCGCCCTGTTTTGCCCAACCAAAAAAATCTGTTAACTCACCCTGTTCTTGTGGGAATGTTTTCTCCGCCGCCTTCATTCTTTTTTTCCATTGCAAGTACTTAATTGGATGCGCTGCGCTCGGCTTAGAGAAATCTTCTCTGCCGCCCCCAGCAATAGAAACTCCTTCACCCCATCCAACCCCCGCCCCCCCTTTACCATCGGATTCAGAGCCGGGATATTTCTCCCCGAGCTCTGTAGCGTATTTCTGTGTGGCAATTCCAGTCGCTACTCCGGCTACAGCTCCTGGGACACCTCCAACCCTTCCTCCCAAGACGCCCAAGGCTGCAATTTTTGTCAGATCATCCCAACCGACGCCAAGTGTTTTTGTAATTCCGACCTTGATTGCCTTGGCGATTACCGGCGTCCAAATTTCTATTAGCTCGACTGAAGCAGAAAGGACTGTCTTTAAATTCCCAAGAATCTTTTCCTTGTCAAAAAACCCCGTATCGTTAACTTCATTGATCGCTGCCGCGATTTTCTTTAACCATGCCTCGACTGGTTCTTGAACTAACGCGCCAAAAGATTCCTTGACATTTTCAACCGCGTTGCCCATCTGAATCCAAGGATCAGCCGCCGCCTCTGCCGTGCCAACTGAACGCGCGGAAATCGCCGCCAGAATCTTGTTGAAATCGCCGTCCTTGAAAATATCTTCAGCGATTCCAAGCCCCATTAAACCGCGCCCCTGACCCCTGAAAGCCCGAATCAGGGCTTGGCCCCCTATCCCCCTAGCCGCCAGATCAATCGCAACCGGAAGGGCGAGATAGGCTTTCTCTACATCACCAAGGCCGACAACCAATTCAGCGAAAGTCTGGCGCACCGCCGCGTCGTCAAAATTCGTCTTAGCCTGGATCGTTCGCGCAATAGACTCAATTCGTTTTTCTTGCGCCGCGTAAGTGCTATTCACGGTTCGCAATGAACGATCAAGCTCTCGAATCCCTTGGACTTCTTTTTGACGGAGTCCGATGGATTGCTTGGTAAAAGAAATCAGGCTGCGCGTTCCTGAGACGACCCCGCGAATGCCAAGTTTGATTCCCTCGACAACAAGAGCGCCCTTGACAAAGGAAGTGGTCATGGACTGGCCGGATTGCTTGGCTGCCGCGCCGAGAGAAGTCAACCCGGATTTCGCGTCGGCAATGGCTTGTTTCGCCCCGCTCGAATCCCCGCCGATGGTAAGGACGGCTTGAGTTTGTGGTGTTGACGCCATGAGCTATCTCTTTTTCTCCCCAAGTTTTTCCAGAATTGCTGGTGTCATTAGCGCAGGCGAAATTGACAGGGGAATTTTTTCACGCGCCTCAGATTTCTGAAAGTGCTTCTCAAGCAGCCAGACAGATTCTCCGATTGCGTCCATCATGTCAGCAACCCGCCATTCACCAGTCTTTAATTCTCTCAGCACCTGCCTCGGAGTAGCACCGCAGCGATACCGCGCCGCCATGAAAAGTCTCGAAAGTTCATGCAGCGCGAGCGCGGTGCTTAGGCGTTTTTTGCTTCAGGCGTTTCCGCGCCAACGACCTTGATTTCATAATCAGGGCCATTGCCCGCCGCGCAGCGAATAAAGGTTTCTGCGTTTGAAACATCAAAGACGTGCTCTTTCAAGAGCGCGGCAATTGTTTCGGCGCGATAGTTGAAGGCGAGAAGTCCGTTTGCCAACTTTCTCAGCGCCGCGTGTTGTGTCCCCAACGGCTTGGTCTTGTCGAGTTCATCAATAGCGGTCATGCAAATATCGCCAGCCTCATCAAGGCTCGCCGCCGTCACGAAATATGCCTTGCCATCGTTTCCCTTGACCTTAAAGCCGATAGGGGTCGGGATGCCAGAGTCGGGCATGACAATTTCTGAAACCTCGACGACTTTTTCATCTGCCATAAAGCCTCCCCTTTATGCTGCTGTTAATGTCAACGGTGAAGTCGAACCGTCGGCAGAGTAGAGTTTGATATTGATTACATATTCCCCGCGATCCCCGCCTCCAGAAGTTACCGACGTAACTTTTCCCACTGCGCTTGCGGCATTTTGTAGCGTGATCGTTGTAAGCGGAGACGCCGCCGCCGTCCCTTCGGCTTCAAATTGGATTGAAATGCAATCCGCCAACACGCCCGCGCCGGAAATTGCCGTTCCAGCCGGAAAAGTCTGTGTCGCTCCATAAGCGTCAAGTGTGCGGATCGTAAGCGTGAAACTCTTGCTCACTACACCGCCGTTTCGGGCCATTACATCACCATCACTGAGGTTGCGGAAAATCGAAGTCTCCTCAGTATAGGTTGCTTCGAGCACGTCATTCAAAACCGTGAGTGCTCCAGCAGATGGTTTTAGCTGGGTCTGCTCCAGTTTCGGTCGGCCCTTCAAGAGTTGGTTCTTTGCTGCTCCGATAGGCATTGTAGCAATTCCTTCCCGTGGCTCTTACGCCACAAATGTGAGCGGCGCTGTCGAGCCGTCGTCTGAGAATAAATCAATCTCTACCGTATATTCGCTTCGATCCCCCGCACCCGACGAAACGCTGCGCACAACGCCCGTCGCTCCGGTATCGCCAACAAGCGAAAGCGTTCCCGACCCGTCACCTTTAGCGTCAAAAGTAATATCAAAGGCCGTGATCGAAGTCCCCTGTCTAAGATATTGCGTCACGCTAAACCCATCCAAGGTTCGTAGGGTCAGTGAGTAGGTTTTTTCAACCACACCCCCGTCGCGCTCGCAAACATCGCCGTCGCTGAGATTTGAAAAGTTGTTGACTTCAGAGGAGTATATCGCTTCCAGCACATCGTAAATCGAACGCGGCGTTGCGCTGATTGTCAGGGAAACGCTAGAGGGCTTCCCGTGTAACAGTTGGTTTTTCCCCGCTGCAATGAGAGCCATTGTGAATCACTCCTTCCTGTTATTTTATCTTACATCTCTTGCCCAGCTCATCAAAACCCGGCAAATTGCCCGTTGCCCAACCTGTCCCTTCCAAATCAATTCCTGCGGGTCAAAGGTTAAATCAATGTCTTCGGCCTTGAAGCCGCTCACTAGACTCGCCTCCTGACTCTTGAGCGCCAGAATCGCATCGCTCAGGAGTTGCAGTGCGTTTTCTCTGTCGCTTATTCGCGCAACCCCGCCCGTGACATTCCCGCCGACGTAGGCAGAAATTTCTATCCGCACCGTGGCAGCGTTTGAATCGCTTGTAAAATCTCCGTCCTCATCGCTCCCGCTATAGTCAATAAACACGGTCGGCCCGCTTGCCCGCGAAAAACCAACCGGCGGTTGTCCAATATGCACCGCCACCTTTTCGTTCTGAGTTTTCAGACCCGCCTTTCGTATCGCTTCCGCGATATTTTGAATTGCCGTGATGACCCGCGCCGTCGCCATTTAGAAAAGCCTCGTCGCTGTTTTCTTGCTCGCGTTCAAAACAATCCAACCGCCCCTTGCAAGCGTCTCGTCCATTGCCGCTTTTACCAGATCGGGAATGCGCTTCAAGTCATCCTCTGTCCAGAAAAACAGAGGCCGCTTCTCCTCGGCCCAAATATAATAGGCAAGCCTTGGGTCTAATATGGCCTCATACTTTGGCGGATCGGCCTGCAGCGTGATCGTCTTGTCTCCCTTGTTCCCGACGGTCGTTGCTGCTTTCAGAACCTTGCCGGTGCGAATCCAAATCTTTGTCGAAATGACCACGTTCGGGCGCGGCTCGCCCTCGATGGCCTTTCCAATGTGTGAAGCCTTCCAGTTAAAATAAGACGGGGAAAGCGGCTCCCAGTCCTGCGCGTCAATGACCGCCTTCAACCCGGACGGCCCAAACTTGTATTTATCTATCGTCTTGAACGCCAACAAGATAGAGTCGTCCACGATCTTATCGCTCATGGTCGTGAATAAAACCGCTTTGGGAATCTTCAGAGAAACATTAAGATTCAAAAATCCGCGAATTGCCACCTGAAGGTCGCTCCGCTATCTTACCCGCGCACAACTATCCCGCTCGTATATCCCCCCTGCGGTTGCGGCCAGCGCGTTTCCCTCACAAGATCAATCTCATCAAAGTAGTCAATGCCCGACGCTCGCCCACCTTCGCTTTCTTTCAACTCGGCAAGCATGGTTTCAAAATACTCTTTAAGAGATTTTGTCTGCTCGGAAAACTCTGACATTTCCCCGTGTTGGGAGAGAATGTCATACGCAAGCCAGCGTAGTGCCAGCGCCTTCAGGGTGGGAGGTGGGGTGGGAAGTGTGTGGGAATAATCCGAAAATACTGAGTCGCCCCGCTCAAGCCCTGGGCTGAAGGCTACTATTGCGGTGGACAGCGACCAGAGCGTTGAATCCATTTTGTCTTCATCCGTCCGGTAATCATAAGACGCGGGCGGAAAGTTCTTATAGAGCTTGAGCGTCCCCGTCGTCGGCGTGATTTTGAGGGTCGCGCTTGTCTGCGCGCTCGTTGCCGATTTTACAAGAATCTCGCCTTCGATTTTTGTGTGCATCGCCCGATATTTTTCAGGCAGCCGCGACTTGAATACCGCGATTGATTGAGGCAGATAGGTCGTAAATTCTGTCGAAGTCATCAGCAGGCGCGGACGGGCGCGAATAACCCAAGTGGCCGATGCTCCGGTGAGATTGCTGTCGAGCGTCAAGACCGTTGGAGTATTAGAAACGATCTGGTAATAGGAATTCCCAACGAGCAAATAAAAGCCTTCATGTTCATTGACCTCCCACGTAGCCGCCCCAACCGTGTAAGTGAGATTCCCGCCAACCCCGCCCGTGCCGGAAGCCTTATTTATGAGCCAAGGCCCGCGCACGGTCGCGCCCGGATTAATATAGGGTTGAACCTCTGAGGAGATGATACCATAGTCGTCGGGGTTTGCCATTGTAATGAATCCTGCTTAGGCCGGCGGGGATAGCCTCGCCGCGTTTATGATTGCCCGTTTCTTCTGGATCGGCCCCAACTTTGAAAACTGGCTGCGCGAAATACCGAGCCGCTGTGCTGCCGCCCCCGTCGCCTTGATCGGTGTTCGGGCGAGAGGGCGCAAACTCGAATCCCCGCTCATGTCTTCAAATAATTGTGGCCCAATTTTCATCGCGCCTTCGCCGATAAGCGCTGCCCGCGCCTTGCCAACCGTTGCAGTCAATTCAGAGGGCGAAAGGTCTTTGAGATATTCAAACTGCTCTTGTGGCGGGAACTCATCGGCTAGACCGAGAAGTTCTATGTCCCCAAGCGGCGCATTCCAACAAACGCAAAGATCGTGGAGTGGCTCCATCGGAACTTCTTTCCCGCTTCCATCGTGATAAACCCCAAACCACTGCATACATTCAGCGCACGGCCCGCTTGCGCTTACGCCTTCCATCCTCACAAAAGTATTCGCAGAATACGCCTTCTCTGCTTTTCTTGCCCGCCCCGCCATTTCTAAAAGCGACGGCACAAGACCTTCCGGCCCCACATCCACAAACTCGACGGATAGGCTTATATTAAGCGGACTCATCCCGTCGCGGCCTCAAGGTCTGGGGCTTCATGCCGACTTATTTGTTCCCCCGCCAAAATGTAGGCGGCATAATAAAGCCGTTCGGCAAATCGCGCCACGTTCCTGACTGCCGCATCCACAGCCCCTTCAATTATTTTGCCCGCATTCTCATGCAAGTCTCTTGCGTTGGGCTGTCGCCGCAGCTCTGCAATCACCGCGCCATAGATTCGGGCGGGGAGACCGTCAACAAAAAGCGAAATACCTTGTTCGACGGTCAGTCCTTCCGCGCCGCGAATTTCGGTCGCCTGTTTTTTTTCTCCCTCGCTCAATTCCAGCGTGGCTGTTATTCCGGGAAGTTGATTCATGGCCCGCGCGAGATTCCCGCCGCGTGTCAAAAATGTTTTTCTGTGAGTTTCCGCAACTCCTCGCTCAATTTCTCTCCGAAGATCAAAAAACAAACGTGCCCCGCTTGTCGCAATCGCGGTTTTGAAATTGTTGTCCCCTCTTAGCACACGCTCCGCTTTGGTCTGCTCGATAGGTGTGAGAGGTTCCGGCTTTAGGAAAACTTTGAAGGCTGGGCGCAAAATAACGAGCGCAAGTGAGTTTTTGATCGCTGTTGAAAATTTTGTGCCCAGCCCCAAAAGCCGTGCTTCATTGTCGGGCAGCGAGTGACCTTTGAAATCGTCACCGGCCTGTCGCACGGCGGCGATGAACTGTTGGGCCTTCTCATTCATATTCTGAGGCTCCTCAGTCCACGCAAAGTTTACTCGAATATCACATACATGAATGCAATTGCCTCGGTCTCAGTCACCGGCGTGGTTCCATCAGCTTCATCAAAGGAATAGACAGCGAAAGAGCCCGCGCCGGGACTGACAACCCAACGACCCAAAGGAGCGCGTGTCGTGCTCAGGGGCATAACCATAACTTCAGAATTGCCCGTGCAAGCCGCCGCCGTTGTGGTGTCTGAGCTTGTGCCACTATCAAAGGAGCCGCGAGTAGTGATAATGGCCCCCCATTCTTGAGCGTCAATCTTGAGCGCCGCCCCGCGCAGAGTTCCAGAAGCCACCACGTCGTCTTGGCTCCCCACGCTTGTTGACAGGGATAGTAAATCGGTTGTCCCCGTTCCTCCATTTGCAATTGGTAAAGCCCCGGTAATCGCTGCGCTTTGATTCAGAGCGACCGCACCAAATCCGATTGATGTACCGCTCCGCCGCAGCACTTGATTGTCCGAGCTAGCCGCGATAGATGCGTTATCAGCCGTCGAAGCCCCCGTCACGCCAAGCACCGACCGCGCAGAGCCTTGGGTGAGATTCGCAAACGGAAGGTCGCCGGTGACATCGGTTGTCAAATCTACCATCCCCGATCCTACGCCTCCTAGCGTCGGGGCTACTGCAACTCCCCCCGCCTGACTCCCCGCATCGCTCAGTGTCAACACGAGGTCGGTCGGAGCCGCCATTTGCTGCCCGTAAAGATAGATCGCAGGAATGGCGATTGTGATTGTATCTCCTTCGTGCCAGCTATTGCCCGCCGAAGCGGACGTTGCAAAATCAGCCGTCGCCACGCCGTCGGTAAACGTCGGCTTAGGCGCGACTGAATAAGCGGGATTAAAAACCCCCGACCCGCTATCCGAGATCGTCCAGCTCGTCGGCGTCTGCCAGTCAAGAGCGGTCATCGCATTTCCGTCGGCGTCTGTGACGGTCAGAGTAATGGTTCGCGTGGCTCCGGCATTGGCTTCAACGGACGTTACCACATCGTCAATCGTAGTGTTTTGCCGGAAGTCTCCCCGCGCCCCGGAAGCAACAGCTTGGAGGAAATTCGCCCCATCCCCATCATGCCAGAAACCATACTGATTAAGGACAACGGCGGCGGCTTCATCCGCTCCCGGCTCGGCTGCTTGCGTTTGAATTGTGAAGAAAGAAAAGACGGCGGCGAATAAAAACGCCATGAGCCGTCCGTGAGTTGTAAACCCCTTCATTTTTTTCTCCCTCTGCTACGGTTTTCCAAACATTTTGCGAATTGCCGCCATGCTATCTGTGCAAGCCTCTTGATGCGATTTAATGAACTCCGCCGTCTCTGGATCGGCTGCGGTAAGCGTCGGCGGTATTCGTAGCGTCTCCGCCACGATGTTTTGAACCAACCGGCGATCCTGCATGATCGTCTGTCCGGCTTGATTTTTGAACCGGAGGATTCCATCCCAAGCCTTAACCGCTTCAGGCGGTTTCGCTTCCGGGGGCTTGACTTCCGGCGGTTTTTCCTCTGGCGGCTTTACGCCGGTCGCTTCTTTGTCTGCTTTTCCCATGTTTCACCTCGGAGATTTTGAGGCGGGAAAGATGCGCTCCCCCGCCCCATCTTTTTTACATCACTCGATTAAATCGCAATGTGAGCCGCAACAATGCGGGTCGTATGCGTCGCCTTGCGCCCGAAAACATTCAGGATTCGAGCCACGTCACCGAACTTCGTGGTATGGCGGAAAGTTTCAGGCGGCTTGATCTGCCCGGCGACGTCCACGGCGCTCTCGTGCATGAACAGCGCGTATGGCAGCGAATTCGATGTTGGGAGATTATTGCTTGGATAAACATCAAACCCCGACACGACATCCATTGCCCCCCGCGTAAGTGCGATTGAACGAATTGGGTCTGCCGCTTCAGTAATCGTAGCCGTCTTGACAACAGCCGCGCTTACTTCAGGCGGGACAATTGCGATACGTCCAGTATCAGGCACATCCAACTTGTCCAGCACTAGTTTCGCCTTAGCAAAAAGCGAAAGCGTGTAAAGTGACCCCGTCACTCCGGCCCCGGTGTAATCGCTGGTGCTGAGAATCTGATAAGGCACGAGAGTAATGCCCGTGGTCGCCCCGCCCCCGTATGTCGAGCCAAGCAGGGTTGTTCCGGCCTGCGACTGTGCAAGCGCCAGAACATTAGTCAGCGTGTTGGAAATCAGGGCGCTGACATAGTTGCGGATTGCCTGCGCCTCATCCGCCGTATTCGAGAACATCTGATTGATGTCGTAGAAAAGTTCCCCGATATAGCGAAATTGATCCACGGTCAAATCAGAAGTTGAGAATGCGGCGTTAGAATAGGTAAGGTCGCCAGTGCGATCCGAAAGAGTCTGCACGGTGGGAGCCGTGTAGGTCTTGATTTTGACGACGTTTCCGGGGAAAACATCGCCTTCATATTTTCGGCGAAAACGGGCGAGAACGCTCTGAGTATTTCCCCACAACAGTTCCTCGAAGATGGTTGCCCACCGCGAGATGTCAAAGTCAGCCATGAGAATATCCTTTCAGGTTTTTCTGAAAGGACTTTTCGGACTACTTTTTTGCCGCTTTCTGCGCGTCGAGAGCCTTTTCAATCCCACCGGGCTTGAGGAGGTCTTGGGCTGAGAATGTCGTTTTGATAGCTCCGCCCTGTTGACTTCCGCCCCCGCCGCTTCCTGTGCTGGCGTTATCGGCGGGCTTTGCAAGATTGGGTTGTTCTTTGAGCCATCTCGCAAAATCGGCTTCGACAGAAAGAGGTTTCCCGTCGTCATCATAAGGTGTCGCCCAGTTACCGGTATCATCCAAAACTTTGACAGAAATCCCGCCATTCGCATTGGTTAAAAACTGACGTGTTGGTCGGACAAATTGAGGAGCATAAGACCCTATAGCGTTCTCATAGGCATCGTTCTTAGAAACAACCCGCAGCAGGATATTTGTAATTTCCTTATCCTGCGCTATCTTTGTTATTTCCGCCTCACGCTGCTCGCGTTTCTCTATTTGTTTTTCAAGAGCCGCGATTCGTGCTGCTTGATCCTCTTTTTTAGGGTCTTTTTCAACGTCTTTTCCCTTTTGCATCTCCTGATAGTCAATCCACACATCATCAAAGTTTGCATGGCGATTCGGATCAAATTTCACGCCAAGTTTTCGAGCGGCCTTTTCAGCGTCTTGCTTGTGTCCGAGTCCTTTCAGTTTGTGCTCTAATGCCTTCAATTGCTCGGCTGTCAGGCCGCCGTCTGCCACGGTAGTTTCAGGAGCGCCCAGCTCCAGTGTTGCGGTAGTTGTTGAGGAAGTTTCCGCTGCTCCCTTGTCTTCATCCGGCATGATTCAAAACTCCCTTTCGCAAATTTGTTATCAGGCCAGAGCCGTCGCTGCCTCTTGACTCTCGGCCATTATTTCCTCTGTATCAGGCCCCGGCATTTCTGCAGAGCCACTTTCATCTTCTTGAACGACCGGCGCAATCTTCGCCCGCTCGCTCATGGCTTTTATGCGTAAATCAAAGTCGGCTTCGATTGCAAGTTTTTTCTCTTCGGATAACATCGGATACTCAGGATCGGCGTACACAAACAGCCGTTCCTTTTCAATCTGATACGTCGGCGAATTGGGGACAGCCTGACTAACTAACGTAAGATCGTTTGCGCGCTCGCTCATCGTCTGGACATTAAAATCATTCGGGTAGGATACTTGAGTCATTCGTTCTCTTGCAACCCTAGTATCGCCGTCGGCCTCCCACAAGGCCCTGAAGTAGTGGACTCGCTGCTCGGCCCATTCGAGGCGGTCTGCCAGCGTTGAAAGGTCTTGATTCGTGGGCAGGTAGTCCCACGCCTTTGACACCCCGCTAGTCTCATCCGCGCCCGCGCCAACCTGTCGAACCAGCATCAAGTCAAAGAGCTGTTTGAGCAGAGAGTTTCGCTCCTGAATCAAAATCCTATAGGGCTGGCCGTTGGTTTCAAGCAGTGTCGGCGCGAATTTCGCATCAAGCGGGACGCCGATAAATCGCGTCGAGCCGAAAGCCAGTGTAGTCCCCGGCGCGGGCTGACCCGAAATACACGCCGTGCTAACAGCCGAGAGCCGCACATCTTCCTCAATCTCTGATTCGAGATTGTAGAGTCGCCATATCAAATCCCAGACATCTGCTATCCGCGACACGCCCTGCATGTGATCAATCCGGCGGGAAGGCACATAGACAAACGGAATTTCATGCAGCCCGTGAATCTGTGAAGCGACAACCACTTCTAGACCCTGTGCGTCCACGCCGTAGCGCGTCCATCCTTGGCGTGTCCATATCACTATGCGTTTAGTACTTTCGGCAGTTCGCTCTTGATTCAGCGCGATGTCCGAGGGAATCCACTCACGGAGTTTAAGTTCCAGAAGATTCCCGCTCGCGTCAACGCGCCAGTCCATGATGTCCGATTTACGGAAAAATGAGACGAATGGCGCAAGGCCCCACTCCTGCTGCTGGGCGAGAGACTTAGGCCGCAGCACTTCGCCAGTCTTTGGGTCAATCGGCGCGGGTGGACGATCTACAAGAATCCCGCAACCTCCTTCGACTTCCGGCCACGGGAAAACCAGCTCGGCCATGAAGTTATCAAGTGACATCCCGCCGCGATTGCAGTTTTCCAGAAAGTTTTCTTCGGCCTTTTCATCGCTATCCACAAAGAAAGCCCGATTGATCGCCCCGGCCTTGAATATGGCCGCAACCTTCAACATTAGTAGCCGCGCCGCAAAATTCAGATAGGTCGCCCGCTGAACCCGCTCATAAAAATGCAGAGGAACTTCTTCGGGGTGGCGAAAGAGATAGCCATGACAGGCCGCGTAAGAAAAAGTATTTTGGGGATCGTCTGGATTTTGTCGCGGGGGTGGATTCAAGGTTTCGCCAGCCTTGATAACCGCATCACCGCCCAAATAAAAATCAGCTGCCCGCGCATCACGAGCCGCACAAGCACTTACGAAGGGATGAACTTGGTCAGTGATGACTCCCACGAAAACTCCTCTTCTTACTTCTTGAGCACCGCAGCTACTCCCCGGTTCAAACCACGTCAAGGCTTTTCTTTTCTGGCGTTCAATCTACCGAACCTGAATCGCCGTATAACCAAAAGGTGTTTTCAGCGCGTGGCGAATGAAGGTCGCGGCTTTCAGAATATCAATGTGCGCGTCGCGCTCGCCCCATTTCTTTAATTGCCAGTTGCGATGCGAGGCTATTTCGTAGCGCGTCTTTTCAAGTTGCCGGTTCACTTCGTCGTCAAGCGGGTTGCCATATCGCCGCTTCCAGAATTTGAGCGCCCCGGTCTTGACCATGCTCATAAATTCCCAGAGGTCTTGTGTCACGCTATCAGCCGTTGCCCGATATTCGACGAAGCGCGGGATGTATTGTTTCATGGCGCGGCCCAATTGAGCGCCAATGCCCAGCACATCGCCAACGCCGTCACGAGGTCGCCAAGCCCAAGCCAGCCCCTCAGCGTCCTTGATCTGCCTGTCCATGCCTTGCCCCGTCCACCACTCTACATGGACAAGCCGGATCATGGGAAACCGCGCAACCTTTTTGTCCCAGAAGACGCGCCAGAAAAGAATTGCAGTAGAATCCTGCCACGGCTTTTCAACTCGCACATCTTCGCTCACGCGCTCAAGATCATCGTCACCCCCAACGTCATAGGTGATGACATAGTATGCCCCCGCAACAGGCCGTTCCTCATACTCAATATCAGAGTCCCACAGCGAATTGATTTCCGACTGCGAGAGAAATCCGCCGAGCGAGGCCACGGATTTGAGAAGATACTGAGTCTGGATAACCGGGTGATCTTCGCCGCCCTTGTCGCGCACAACTGCCTCGTAGTGGCTTCGATATTGCGGGCGGTATTCAATCCACAGCGGGGCGGGCAGGACGATGTTTTTCTCAGGGAAACCCAGCTCCTCGTTGCGCTTCATCGCCTGCTCAATCATAGAATCGCCATCGGAAGCGACGCCGGAAAAGATAGTCGCGCCGTCGGTATCGGCTGTCATCGGGCGGAAAATTTTCTCATAGACAGCCTGATCGAAATCCTGCGCCTCGTCAACATCGAGAACGTGCGCGGTCTTGCCTTTTGAAAAGGTGTCTTCGGAAAGAAATCTCACACGAGCCGCGCCGAGCCGGGTGTCCAGTGTACCGCCGCGCCTGCATTGCCAAAGGGGGCGGTCGTTTGCGGCATGTGCCAAGGGGTCGAGGGAAAGCAGAAGTTCAAGGCGCTCCATTGAGGTCAGACACGAATCAATCGTCGGGGCCGCGCCGATCCACTGGGGCTGATCTTTACGCCGCGCGTTTTTTATCAGCCAGCGTTCCTGTCCAGTTCCCTTGCATTCGTTTTTCGCCGTCTGTCGGGCGGTCATAATGCAGAGCGGACGGCCTTGGTGGTTGTGAATATGATTTTCGATTGCGCGGACGATACTGATTTGCAATGGCCTGAGCGGACGCTGCATCAAGGCTTCGCGGTGATACTCCGGTGAGCGCAGCGCAAAATCAATCAGGGATTCAAGGGTGAGCATCGGTTAAGCATCTGGCAGATCGGAAATTTTTTCTGTCTCTTGTCCACCAAGCCCGCGTTTCTCACGCTCTTGTTCTTCCCGATTCAGTCGGTCAAGGGCGCGTTGCAGCGGATTGGTATCTTCGCTTCCAAAACTTGCGCGGGGGCCATAGTGCTCAGGGAACTCAAGCTCAAGGAGTCGCGCCGCCGCCGTCCAGTATTTCGGATCGTTCGCTGCGATCCGAATTCTGTTCAGCAAGGCGAGTCGTCTTTGTTGGCGGGATTTTTTTAATTCTGAAAGAAATGTTTTATCGCTGGCCTTCCATGCCATGAAGGCGCGAACGGAAATTCCTGCGGCTTCGCAAGCTTCGTTCGTGGTGAATCCAGACCCGAATGCGGAAACGAGGATGGTCTTGATTTCTGGAGTGCGAATCGTAGGTTGTCCGCGTGGAGGGGCAGGGGGCTTTTTCGTTTTCATGCCACGAAGGTGCTACATGAGCGGGGGCGGTGTCAAGGGGAACTGTCCGATTCTGTAGCTGTCTCTGTTGCCCCGAATTCAACAGGCCCAACTGCTGCTGTTGCTTTTCGCGGATCGCCCTTCACAAAAACAAGGACGTGCTCATGCACAGGAACGAGTTTTCTCATGGTTTGAAACATTTTACGAGCCCTTAACGCCGCGCTTGCGAGGGGCTTTAGGTGAATGGCGTGATTGTAAAACGAACATCCCGCAACCTCGAATCCCCGGATTGTGTCAGAAACAAGACTCAGTTGCTTCCCAGACTTGTCTCGCGTTTCCGCCACCTCAAAACATGCAAAACGGTGTTCGTGCAACACAGATACCGTCTCTTTAATTGCCCTGAAAAACCCGTCAAGGAAAGCTTCATAATCAACGGCATTATTCAAATCGTTTTTCAGGTCAGAGTAGTGTTCGCGATTAAAATATGGAGGGGAGGAAAAAATAAAATCTCCCCGGACTTCTCCTACCAGACGAGCGAAATCTCGACTATCCCCAACCATCCAATTGGGAGCCAACTCAAGCCGTTCTGCTTCTTTTCTATTTGCATCTATTTGTTCTTGGCGTAAATCAATTCCGAGATATTCATAGCCGAGTTTCGCCGCAACAATTCCTCGCACACACCCACCAGCAAATGGATCAAGAATAAGACCCCCCGGAGGACAAAACCACCGATAAGCAATTTCGCATAGCGTGGGGTCAAAAACTCCCGTCCTCTCTCCTTGCATTGGACATGCTTGCAACATTTTCTTGCTTATTTTTAAAAGGTTTTTCGCACGCCCAGCCAAACTATCAAAACCCAAAGAATCCCAGTCGGCACGTCTTGCCTTCCAATAACTTCGCTTTGCATCAAAGATAGAAAATGGCGGGATTAAAAAGTCCTTGACAAGATTTCCGGCGCTCGTGCCATCCCCCGGTATAAAATAAGTTACAAGTTCCTCAAACCTCAGCGCCTCGAATAACTCCGCGTCGCCTATCTTGAGTTCGTCCAGCAGCGACCCCAGCCCCTCGTCAAACTCTCCCGCGACGTGCGGATTGTTCGCGGCGATATTTCCGGCCTGCTCTGTCTGCAAATCCCAGTCAACCACGCGCACCGGAAATCGCTCGCCCGCCGGTGTGATGACCGCCCCGCCCTCCAGTTTCAGCCTGTCGCCATAGAGCGTCTTGAGTGCGTCGAGCCTCTGATGTCCACAGACCAAGTTCCTACTGCGTGAATTGAATACCAAACCTGAAATATCTCCGAACTTTTTGAGCGAGACTCGCAGCCCTGCCGCCGCCTCGCTCGTGATGGTTCGCGGATTGTAGGAAGCGGGCTTAAGGTCTGCGATTGTCTTGGGCGTCTTTGGCTTGGTCGTCGCTGCTAGTTTCATGGTTTTTCTTTTGCGCCTTTCAGAAATCAAAGTCAACCTATAGGTTCATGGGGTCATTATATCGGCTTGTAAAATATATTTTTGTTTTCTCCTCTTTTTTTTACGGGTCTCCTACAAACATATCCTCCTGCGCGAGGGCGGCGCGGATTCAGAGACTCCCGAACATGTCCTCATCCTCACCATGATGTTTTATCTCGGCAAGGTTGCGAACCGCTTGATGGTAGTAAGAGGGTTTTAATTCGATTCCAATCCCGCGCCGTCCGTTCATCACCGCTCCATAAACTTCAGAGCCGACGCCCATGAATGGCGTGAGCACAACCTCGCCGGGGTTAGACCACAAGACGCAGGCGCGCTCAATCACGTCGAGCTGAAGGGGACAAATGTGCTTTTCGTCCATTGGATCGCGCCCTGCTCTTGCGTTTAGTGTTCTTGTTTGGCGAATGTCCATCCAAACAGGAGATGCATAAGCGCGCCAGATGTTATGTGCCGCGCCAATTCCCACTCCTCCCGGCGCGTGTTTCCCACAATACGTTTTTAATCCGTCGAGGTGAGAAATCGGCGTTGCATTTTCTCCGGGCTTCCGAAAAGTCAAAAGATAATCTGGAAGTCCGGCGCGACAAATCGCACTATCCTTAACGAGTTGCTTGTGCATAAGGCCAAGTGCTTTTGTCCTCGTCGCCTCAATCAACGGGTCTTTCCAAATGATGTGACGTGAATGATAGATGAACCCGTTGCTCTGAAACAGCCGGATAATATCTCCCGGAAAATCCTTCAATCCAATATATCCGTCGCGTTCCTTCATCGCCGGAATATCTATACAATGAACCGCACAGTTGCGCCCAAGTTTCATGACTCGGAAAATCTCGCCGACAATATATCCGAAGTGCTCGAAGAATTCTGAGTAATTCCTACAATTCCCAAGGTCTGCGGGATTATCGCTATAGCAGTAGAGATCGGCAAATGGCGGAGAAAAAAGAGTCATGTCTACGCTTGACTCTGGCAGCGTTTTTAACACTTCGCACGAATCTCCGCAATAAAGTGCATATCTCTCTGTGATCGTTTGTTCCATCACAGCCATGATGGGGCCTCCTCTTTCTTCGTGTAGATATTGGTTCGCTCAATCTTGAGTTCATCCATCATCAGAGCAACAAGGCGCTCGAACATTTTATCTGCCGCTTCCGTTTTCCGCTTCATGTTCGCCAACACCCCCGCCTGTCCCTCAGTTGAAATGATGTCAACGACAACTGCGCGGGTCTGTCCGAATCGCCAACACCTGCGCGTCGCTTGGTAAAACTGCTCGTAACTGTGCGACGGGAAAAATGTTTCGTGGGCGCAATGCTGCCAATTGAGGCCGAATCCCGCAATCGTTGGCTTGGAAACAATAACGCGCACCTGTCCGGTTGCAAATGCCCGGAATGTTTCTTCTTTGAATTCCTCAGCATCGCCGCCCTCTACATTCACGCTCCCACGGATTAGTTTCTCAAGCATGTCGCCTTCATCGTTGAGATGACACCATGTAACGGCGGGACGGTTGTGCGCGTTCGCAAGTTGCGCCGCCATTTCGCACCGCTCTGGAAGTGTTCGGCGCAGTTCTTCGCGTTGCTCTTGAAGATTTATTGCGGCCAAATCGAAGAGCATCCCTTCGGGCTTTCTGCGAGCCATTACAATATGCTCTCGCATCGTGAGCGACGGTAGAATAAATCCATCATCCTCAAATCCAAAGTCAGAGGGTTTTCTCATCGCTCGTGCCCACGAGCAAATCCAGCGCCAGAAAATATGTAAGGCGGCGTGTCTTTTTAACCTCCACCTTGATGTTTCCCCGCCGTCGTGATTAAAAAATCTTGCGAGCATTTCTCTGTATTTCATTTCCCCCAACGCCTCGCTGCTTGTTCCCAACTCCATGTAATCATTCGGTGCGGCGGTTGCCGTGCATAGAAGGCGATAGGGGGTCTTTCGCATAAAATCGGTCACAGCTTGGCGCGTTGCCCCGTCAAAATTCTTGAGGATGCTCGACTCATCGCAGACAACGCCAGAATAGTCCGCGCTATCAAAATAGTGAAGCCGCTCATAGTTTGTGATTATCAAAGAATCCCCCACCTTCCGGCCTTCGCGCCGGTGCAACACATCGAGACCAATCTTCTGTCCCTCAAGGACTGTTTGAAAAGCGACGGCGAGCGGCGCAAGAATCAAAACAGGCTTTCCCGTTTTCCTAGCCACATTTTCAGCCCAAGTGAGTTGAATTAAAGTTTTCCCAAGCCCACAGTCAGCAAATATCGCAGAGCGGCCTTTGCGCGTCGCCCATTCGACAAGGGCTTTCTGAAACGGGAAAAGCAGATCGGGCATGAATGTCGGCTCGAATCCATGTTCGGCCCCGACTTGGGTTTTGCGCTCAAGAAACGATTTATAGTCGCCGTTTGAATTATTCACTTGGCTATCACATCGCTTTCTTTTTTTTCTTTCACCCGCCGCACCGGTTTTATGTTTCAATCCCGCCGCTTTTCCCACTGCTCACAACTTTCATCCCAGCGCGTATCAACCCAAAGCGGCCTGCCCAAACCCGCCGCCTCTTCTGATTTAAGCAGGCACGAGGACTTGAACTTCGAGGAGTTCGCCCCGGCCCCTTCGCGGCCCCTCCAGTGCTGGCAGGATTTGCAAATTCCGTCAAGGTAGGTGACGCGGGGTTTGTGTGCGAGCGGCTCATTGAGCGCCGCGCAAAATGTGAGGACGATGTCAGGCATGTAATTGAACTGGGAGCAGCTCATTTTGTTTTTGCCTCTCCTGTTTTTTGGGAATCAAGCGCAGCCTTGTTTTCTTTTTTATCCCACGTCCTAAGCGAGTTATGCCCGAAATAAATCTGCGGCCCGCTTTTGAATCTATCCGCCACCGCGTCCCAGGGATCGCCCCATGCCGCGATTTGGTCTAGCGAGGCATTACAGGCCAGCAGGACGGGCTTGAGATTTTCATATCGCAAGTTTATGAGGTTGTAAAAAGTAGTGGACTTGTAGGGTGTCCGATTGATTTTATCCGCGTCGTCAAGAATCAAGAGATCGGCAAGGTAGAGCCGATCAAGGATTTCGTTTTCTGATTCATCGCTTGCAGGGTCATTCGAGGCCGCAAGTTTTTTCAGAAGCATCTCACCCTCGTAATAGGCGACAGTGACGTGATGTTTTTCACAGTGCTGTCGGACGCCAAGGCAAAGAAATGATTTTCCCGTTCCTTTCCCGCCGTAAATAAAACACGGGGAGCCTTCATGTTTCGGGTTTTTCAGGATCGGCCCAAGCCACTCAGACATGACTCTGGTTTTGATCGTTGAAAGAGCCGTACGGGTTGCCGGTGGAAATTGATTCTGCGCTTCGCGGGCGGCTTGCAGATAGCGATGACCCGTGGGGGTCGAGTCTTGCCGGATAGATTCTCCCACGGCGGCGACGTGGTCTTGCTGGAGTCGCGCCACCATGTTTGGACAGGCACGGGTAGTCGGGCAATAGATGGATTCACGGGCGATATTGAGACAGGTAGGGCGAAAGGAAATAGAAACGCCACTGGAGTCCGTGCTTCGCTTCTGGATTATTTTTGCCCGCTCGACAAGAGCATCTTCGGCTGACAGGTGCGCGAGTTCCAGGAAGGCGGTTCGCCAGTTCCAACGCTCCCTCCATTCGAGGGCTTCGATAGGGGCATCGAGCAGACAGGCTTCGCGCTTTGGCATTCCGCAATGTTTGCAAGATTGAACAGCAGTCATATCGGGCCTACACTTCTATGGCCTTTAAGGAATTGCTCCGTCTCGGCCCTTGTGACTTCGGGTTGTTTGATTTCTGCGGCGGCGAGTTCTGCGTCGCGTTTATCGGCAGCGTCTGCCAGTTCGGTCGCTGTCGGGCACGGCCTTCGTCGTTGCGCTTCCTCAGCCTCGCGCTCGGCAAGCCAAGCCTGTGTTTCTTCACGCTCCTTCGCGTCTTCGGCATCCCACAGGGCAATTTCTTCCGGCGTTGGCGTCTTCATAGGCGGGGCCGTCTTTTTCTGGGCATCCTTCTGCCCGTTGCCCGCCCGCCACTTTTGCGCTTTCTGGATAAGCGTTGACTTCTGGCGGATAAGGGCGTGGGTGTATCCGCGCTTCATATTCCCAAGCCCGAAAGCCCAGTCCGGGTCAGCGGCGGGGTCTGCCAAGTACTCGAGCAGCAGGTTGACCTGTCCAAGCCCGGTGTCGTCGAGGATGGTGTCCATGACCCCGGCAAAGAAAAGGGCGACAGCTTGGGAGCCGTGAGTTCCCCCGTCGCGGGTTGCTCTGAGGTCAGCATAGAGTGTTCCAAGGTTGACGGCTTCTGGGTGTCGGTATTTGTGGGGTAGTTTGTTGGTTTTTTCTTTGTTTTTTTGTTGTGTTTTTTTTGTGGGGGTAGGGGGTTCTTTTTCTTTCTTTGAAGATGAAGAAGAAGATGAAGAAGAAGATGAAGAAGAAGAGCACGACCAATCGTTAGACGATTGGTTAGACGATTGGTTAGACGATTGGTTAGACGGATCGTTATCGTTTTCTCTCTCAGCAATCCTCTGTTGGCGAGCCAGAACTCCAGCCCTCGACGCTGATTCTCTTCGACTTCTGCGCTCCGCCTGTGCTTCTTTTTGCTTTTGTAGGCGGTCGTTGAAGTAATACTCCGCCCCGTCAATAGTCCTTCGATCAAAATGCTGTTCAATGGTCGGCCATGCTTCAGCAAGCTCGGATTCGGTACAACCAATCATTGAACGAATCGTTGAACGATTGGTTGGCAATCCCCTTGACATCGGGTAAGTCCAGAACTGATCGAGTAGATCACGGTAAATCGCACGCGCAACAAGAGACATTTCGTGGCGCGTGCCGCTCGCAAGCCAATCCTTCGGATACCACTGATACGCTGGGGCGTCCATTGTCGTTATACCCTTTCAAGAGAGAGTAGAAAATCCAGTTGTATCACTCTCATTTCACCGCCCCCATAAGAAAGAAATCAGTAAACCTCTTTAACGTCTGTTCATTGAGGGACGGATCATCATTGAGTATTTGGTGGCACGTAGCAACATTGACACCCGTTTCTTTGCTGAGCTTGCGGCCAGAGTCCAAACCCCGCGCAATGGCCGTGCGCTTGATCTCGGCGGACGAAAGAAGAGTTTCCATCTGCGGCGAGCCTCCCTCTAAAAGCCTGTTAGAAAGTCTTAATAGATTTCGCGGCGAAGTCAAGAATTTTCTTTAACACCCTCCACCGCCCCGATCACGTCCTCCAGACTCCGAACCTCCACGTAAAGCCCCCCGGCAGCGCGAATAGCATCCCTCATCCGCCTCTGCTCGGTGCCCAACGCTCCTTTCCCGGTCTTGATCTCAAGGCCCAGAAAAAGACCACACGGCGGTAGCACGGCGGTAATATCAGGCCAGCCCGCCGTCGCCTGAGACCTGCGCCGCGAACCATCGGGGGCAAGGTGCGCCCCCGAATCCGTGACACTGAAAGGGATTCTCTTGATTGAGAGATACGCGCAGACCGAACGGACAAGCTGACTATGAAGGCTCCGTTGGTTAGTGGCTCCCACAGCGAACCTCCAACGCCGGGGTCTTCGGCCCTTCGCCCCGAAAGGATTCTGGTTTCTCCCCCCGCCTCTTCCACGCCACGCGCCGCTTCACCAATTGCCTGTATTTTGCCACAACCTCGCCCGTGACGTGTCTTGCCCCGAACCTACGGGCGATCATGTCTAGGATCGAAGCGGTGGCCTTGTCTGCCGCCGTCCAGGGGGCCGGATCGTCGCGCTTTTCGGCGGCGGTTCGCTCGGCGGTATGAATCCGCATGACAATCCCTTGGTTGCTCAGATAGCCGAGCCGGTGGAGGGCCGGTTCAAAACCAGCATCGCAGAGGGTAAGAAATTCAAGAGCGGTCATTTAAGCCTCCCATATTTGAAAGAATCTGTGCTATGCTATACAGTGCAACGCAGCGCCCCGCCGGACAAAGCGAAGCTACGCGATGCCAAACTACGCGGAGCAATGCTACGTTAAACCTTCCAAAGTGTTACAACCGCTCTCCCAAACGATCCCTTACACTCCGGGCGGAAGGCCATAATCCCACAGCGGTTAAAAGTCTCGTCCACGACATGCCGAATCTGCTCCTCGCTCAAAAGCACATCGTCCCATTCCACGAAGAAACTCAATGCCCACGAATCGAACCGATAGCGATGGGCCATAACCCGGACGCCCTTGCCGACATTGTGATTGACAACCGTGCGGGAATCAATTTCCGGCGTCTGATTGTCTAAGATCAAGTCGGCGGGCGTGACAAAGACGCAAGCCGCCACCACCTTTTGCAAACTCCCTCGGCCCTTGCCTTTGCAATAGGTCGCGCCACTAATAAGAGCGCGTTGAACATTGGCCGAGGGAACATAAAACTGTTTTTCTTTCGGCGTCCGATAGGCCACATATTCAGCCTGCTCTTTTACCTGGCGCTTGTTCATTCCCTCAATTTGTACTGCTGGATACGCGCACATGAGAAGCGGGGTGATTCCCTTGATTGAAACTTCTGCTTTCTGAGTCGGCATCTGTCTCTCCTTTTTGAAATTTGGCTGTGCTATGCTTTGCAGTACCCGGCGATGCCACGCGAAGCGCCGCGCCGCGTCACCTAGCTATGATTATTTATATTCCCGCAGGCTCTCTCCTTTCCTTCGCGGTCATTAGGGCCTTCTGAGGAGCCTTGCCGCTAAATCCATCACCTCCATATTCCCGCCCGGCGGTCGCTGCGCGAATTCGAGGAGCACACGCTCGAAACTCATCTCATATCCCTCGCCCCGTAGAATTTCCAGACTCTCTCGGCTGCGTCGGCTATGTCCCTTGCCGAGTCGGGCGAAATGTCCTTCAAGAAAGCATAGGAATAGACCAGCGCACGCCAAGGATTGATCGGGTTGAATACCTTGATCTCATCGAAGATCGTTTCGCTCCCCGCCGTCCTTGTGTCATCGCTCCTGTCGAACTCGCCCGTTGGCTTGACCTTGGCGTAGAGCCACGCGGCGGCGGCGATAAGGGCTTCCTTGGTGTCCCCAGAAGGAGCACCGAGTTGAACCGCGTCAAACAAAAGGTTCATGCAGGTGGCATGATAGTCAGTGTCGGGTTCGAGAGCTCCGCTTGCCATTTGCATCTCCAAAGCCATGTCAAGAATCGCGGAGTCCCAGAGGGCGACGGCGGCAAAGAGCAGCCGATTGGTAAAGCGGGCGTCGGCCTTGAGGAGCTCGCTTTTATGCAAGGCCAGATACGAAACAGCCGCCTTGGCCGCAACCTCTTGTTTGGGGTCAAGCTTGCCGATGACCGTCTGAGCGGTTCGCAGAGCCGCAAGGTAGAAGGACTGAGCATCAAGACAGTCGGAGTCGGTCAGCGTAAAGAAATTCAGCGCCGGGGGCACCATTGATTCCATGACCCCTGAGATTTTGGTGTGAGCCAAGGGCAAGAGCAGGGCGTTTCGGGCGAGGCCGAAGAGGTAGGGGCGGTCGGCTAAATGGAAAATCCGACAGGCGAAGGCGGCGGCGCACTGCCCGCGTGGGGTGAAGTAGCCGCGATACTTCACATTGAAGCCGATGAGCGAAGTCTGAGGGCCGGTGATGGCCTTGGGAACCCCCGCCTCTGCGATTCTCTGAAATCCGATGGGTGCGAATGAAAAGGCTGCTGAGTCGAGGTTCATCTTCAATCTCCTTTCAAAAGGTCTTGAATCTCCTGGACGATCCAAACAACCAACCCGACAAGGCCCGTCACGATCAGGGCGAAAAGGCAGAGGAAGAATTTCAGGGCGTCTTTCATCTTGACTTCCTCGCCTCAATCACGGCCTCGCGCTCCTTGGGTCTTCTGGGGAATTGCAGCCCCATTTTTTGGCAAACCGCTTCGCGCCAGCTTTATTTGTGTCCCGGTAAAAAACGCGAGGGAATCTCATGCGGCTCCCCGAATAGTAGAAGTCAACTGTCCAGTAAATGCGGAAATCACCCCAAGACATCCGTTTAATTGAGTGGTCATAACTACCGCCGCCTGAGAATCGTCCCATATTTTTCTACCTCCATCTCTGCGTTTGCCGTTGGCACTTTGCACAAAGCCGAGCGCCCTGCAAACTTAAAACCCCACGAACCTTCTTTCCGCATTTTGGACACCACCAATAGCCATGAATGCGGAGTCGGATTTCATATTTTTCTATTGTGCCCGCTCTTTCTTTCCCCCGCCGCGTCAACAGCCAGCGCAACAGCAGCTTGGATTCCCGGACTGCCACTTGAAAGCATCTCTAGCGCGGGAATCTTAGTGTCGCAGACAAACGCAATCCCCCACTCCTTTTCCGAGCCAACGATAATCAACGCGGTCTTTTGCTCGGTTGCTTGTGCTCGTAACCAATCAAGCATCTCCTTCAGGAGCGCGAGGGCGGTAGAATACTTTTTGCAAGGGAGCTTTGCGTGAATCATTGGTTCGTCGCTAGAATCAGCCGCATAAAACTTTTCGCACTTGTCGCATTGGTACCCGAAACGGCTTTCGCGTTCATCCCCATACCATTCAAATTCGCCATCGCATTCCTCTGGTGGCAAGGTTCCCATTGCCCGCGCCACAGCAAGGTCAAGTTTTGGGCCAGTTAGTTCTTCGGACATTTCTCTTTCTTCAACGAGGTTGTAAATCGCTTTAGGGTCTCAGTGTACCGCGAATCGTTATATGCCATTGCCGATCCGAGATGCTTGCGCTGTTCGTTCTCGGCATTCATGGCGGATACTTCTGCGAACAAGACCATCGCCGCAGCAAACAGTTTTACGGAATCATCGTTCATTTCTTCTTTCCTTTCTTCGGCGGGTCGGGGGTCAGCGTGAAGCGGCGGCAGCGATAACCGCTTTCCACGGCATATTTCCAAGCCCAAAGTTCGCCAGTCGGCGTCCATTCTCGTAGGAATCTTTTTATGCAATCTTTACGAGAATCAGCGTTTGTCCTACATACTAGCGCGTCCGGCATTTCTTCAAGATAGATGAACCACTGTTTTTTCGGCTTCATTTCTCTCCTCCAAGTTTTTCGATTGCGGCGTAGAATGCGACTTCAAATTCGGCTCGGCAGTTCTCCCACTCGTCTGCTTCAATATCAGCAGACATAAATGCTGCGCTGCTTTTAGCAAAGGTTTCCGCCGCCTCGACCGCGTCCAGCAGTCCTTGTAACAATGCTGCCAGATGCTTCTCTCGCGGGGACGCCCCGTCATTGCCCGAAATATGAGAAACAATTTCTTTCAGCCGGTTAATCTTCGCCCACAGTTCCGGGGTCATTTCTCTTTCTCCTCAGCCTTGACTGCGGCGAGGGCGGTTTCAAATGTTGCAAGATACAAATCAACAACTTCCGGCGAATTTCCGTTCTCAATAACAGAAAGCAACTCACTTCCCTTCTCATACAGTCCATCGAGCCGTGCCTGACAGTCGGCCAGTTGCTTTTCCGACGCGGTAAGACGACGCAAAAACTCCGAAACGCACTCGCGGGTGACTGGTTGAAAGCCAACATGCTTTAAGGCATACACCGTGAGTTGATCGTTGCTCGTCTTCTCAAGTTCAGTCATCGCTCTTTCCTTTCTCCATTTCGTCGAGACGCTCTTTTAATAGTTGATGCGCCGCAACGCTAAGGTCTTGGGGCCACCTCCCAGTTCTGGAAAAGGATAGTTGCGCAGAATCTGCGTCCTCAATCGCCCGAAGAATATCCTTGCCGTCCATTATTGTCTCAAGCAAGTAATCGCTCATCCTCACACCTCCTTGAGTCCTCTGGCGATCACAACTCCCTTGTCGGTTGCAACGCGCAGACAGTTTTTCTTTGGTTTCGGTTTCATTCCGCGACCTCCCAGTCGTCCAATTCAAAAAGCGGCGATTCGTTTTGCCGCGACTTGTTGTAGGCGTGGATTAAAGCCTTGAATCCCAAACAGAATCGTTCCGCTTCTTCTCTAGACTTGCAATCGCAAGCCCCCGTCCGAAAACCAAGGAGGCTGGTTTTGTTAGTGCCCCTAGCCCAAAGATAGGTCATCCGGTGATTGGGGTCATTACCACGCTCCAATAAAAAATCACCCGATCCAAAAACACCCCGCAGTGGAAAGCTATCCGGTTGTTCCACTACTTTCATCAGCAAGAGGTTATCAACAACCTTGAACGCGCAACGAAGCTTTTGCATATTACTCTCCTTGATTCGTCGGAATCTCGACGATCATAGGAACGCAGCGATAACCCCGCTGGTAGAAATAATCCCATGTCGTCGGTGGCGCACAGTGATAAATTATGGCATAGAACGTATTGGCGTGCTTGATAAAGTCTTCGACGGCCATGTCTTTACTCGGCTGATTTGTTCTTGTCTCAACCGTTTTTCCGTCCCCGCGCACGATTACCCAGTGCCTCACTTTTTTAATCTTGCGAGTTTTCAATTTCGTCTTTTCTCCTTTCAGTTTTGGGCGGTTGTAATCACCTTCTCGAATAAGTGCCATACGAAAGGCGGGGCCTGAAACGAGGCGACGTGATTGACTGCGCCCGGAATCGGATGACCTGTCCCGCGCAAGACAAATTTACGAAGTTTAGGTTGCTCATTCACGTCAACAAGCGCCCAGATGCAGGGGCCGGAACCGATCTGAGACTCAACTAAAACAATCTTCGCCCCACCGGGCATACCTATTTCAAACTCATCTCGAATAGGAAACGCATACTTGAATACTTGTCTCATTTTCCCTTCTCCTTTTCTTTATTCTGTGCAACGGCCCGAAGGCCCACTCAAGCGGTTTCCCGCAACCACAGCCGCCCAACTTTGGAGGCGCGGGGTCGAGCGGCGTTTCCGTGAGACGCTAGCTTCTCACTCGTTTCATCCCTCGACCCTGTCAACGGCTTCACGTGCCGTAAGCGCCTCAACTTTTTGCCAGCGAAACCCGCCTTGTCAGCTCTGGTAAGCTGCGGCCCGTCGGCTGATTTCGCGTTTCGACCACTTTCCGTCTTGTGGCCTTGCGGACACCCGGTAGCAGCCCTTCCTGTCCACAACGAGCGGGTCTTGAGAACTATCGCCGGCAAACTCAAAGATCGTATTTTTGCCAGCGACGCCGGATTCTCACCGACACGATGCGACCATTAACGGAACTCCTATCTATCACGACAATTTCGCTTTCGCTGGAATGTCGCTTACCATTCTACTAGGCGTTTCCCGTTGCGAGACCGCCGTTCAGTCCCGCAGGTTCGTTCCCGCCGAACCGGTCGCTGGCAAACTCAAAGATCGTGGCGCATGAAGCGCCGAAGTTAAGTGGGGCTGGCCGGTGACGAACCATTTCACTACGAGCCATTCTCTCGCGCTTGTCTGGTGCGACCAGACCGCAGCCCCATACTTTGAAGCCCGTTCAAGTCTTCAGTTCATCAAAAGTCTCGGATTTCAAAATCTCCAAATCTTTTACTCGGACATCTCCAGCCTTAATTGTTTCTCGCAGCGACGCCCTGTAGTCTGTTCGCATGAGAATACAACCACAAAACGCGCAGATTGAAAGACGCTCTAGGATATAGTTTCCTGCTTTTGAATAGATAGGCTTATCTTCTCGCGCAAGACTATTACAATCTGGACACCGTGCAGAGTCGATTAGGGAACGAATCCTTTGCTTAAGCCAGTCGTCAAGCCACCACGCATCTTCCTTCTTAGAATCATACAAAAGAAGCTCCTGAAAAATTTCCATCTCTGTTCGCTCATGTTTCATTTTGAAGCCCTTTCAAACCTTGATTTTCTCCCACTCCTCCAAAACCCAAAGCGCCTTGCCGATTAAACCGCGACTTCTTTTTTCTCCGCCTCCACAGCAAGCCGCTCAAACTTCACGCTCCACGTTTCAATAGTGTGCGCCTCTTGTGCCTTGAAAGTTTTTGTCCCCTGTTCACCCCGGACTATCCAGTCGCCACATAACGCAGACTCAATGCCCCGGAAGCGTTTCTTGAGTTTTCCATCAAGGGAATTATATTCCTTGCCCGTCTCCCTAAGTTCACCGAAACGGTCAAGGTCTGCTTGCAGATCGGCATCTTCGATCACGCTTGCCCCCGCGCCGGTATTGATCGGGGGATTACAGGCTCGCCCGAAGGCCCAACACCGGAAACAAACCGACGGGTCTTTGTGGAAGTCGGGCAATGTTCCTTCGGCAATATGGGCAACGGAGTTTTCACATCGTTTCAAAATCTTTTCCATCGCCTCAAAATCGAGACTAACCGGAATGAGCTTCCAATGCCCCAAACAGTCATCAAGCAGAAACAGCCCTTCCTCTAAGTTGTTGCCATAAAGATAGGTCTGGAGTTGACGCGGATATTTCGCCGCCCAATGGAATTTGTTGAAGTCATCGGCGGTTTCAATCCGCGCAAAGATGTTCGGATTCAGACTCTTAACCTCGAAAGGGAAGTCCTTGCGGTCAACAGAAATAAACCCGTCCACGCGCCCGCGCACAACGATACGCCCCACCTTATCCTTCAATTCAAACGGTGTCCGCTCCACGCGCACCGTAAAGCCCAAGTCTGCCAGTTCACGGACTACGGCATTTTCGATTAAGTTTCCCCGCTCGAAACGGGCCTTTAGTTCGCTATCGGGTAATGGACGGTCTTTCCAATTCTGGATTGCAAGAACCATTTCGCGCTCGCACTCGCCGAGGTCGGAGGCTATCGGGTGTGAGCGTGGATAAGCGGAGACGCGGGCGGTCAGAGCCTCGCGTCTCCTCATTTCGATTTGTTGAATCAGATCAGCAGCGTTCATTATTCCTTGCCCTCCGCCCAAGTGCAAAGAGCCTCGTAATGTTTCCTCTGAATCTCGCGGGTGTGGTCAACCCCCGCAACCTCTTTGACCTTGGTACGAAGATCATCGTCGCTGATTCCCGATCCCTTCGCAATCGCGTAAAGCCGTTTCGCTTGAGCTTCGGAAATCACGTCGCCTTGGCTCTCAAGCGTTTTGCTTTTCGCCGAGTAGTCAATCTTGCCGATCTTGTCGGGGTTCAATCCGGCGGCGGCAAGAATCTCAGGACATGGATTGCGCACGCCCGCGATGCGGGTTACGGCATTGACGATCCAGTTGGAATACGCAGCTTTCTTCACGTCGCCTTCTCCGGTGAAAGGATTCCACTTGGGGCGGGCATTGAAAAATTGGTCTTTGGAATCGCAGCATCCCACGTACCACCCCCGCCGTCCCAGAGCCTTTGATTCCACAAAGCCCTCACACCAGTAAATGTAATAAGGACTTCCGGCGTCATCTACCTTGTCATCGCGGTAAAGGTGGGGCTTCTCGCAATTGATTCCGAGCGGGTTCATAAGTTTCTCCGCGCCCGACGATTGGAGGCAAAACGACTTGCCCTGATTGATCCAGTCGCTTTCGTGTGTCAGCCGAAAACACGCGGCCTGAAATCGCTTGTAAACCTGAATTCCTTTCTCGAATTTCCCGACGTAATCTTCGGTTAGTAGTGAAGGAAGGGCCGGGCCTTCCTCAATTGGTTCGATTCTCGCCAAGTCAGCGACTTGGTTTTCCGCGTCCGATGTTCCTACTATTGTCATGCTTGCCTCTCCTTAGACGACTCCGATTTTACAGCGCGTCGCGTTTTTGAGTTTTGCAACTTCATCGGCCAACTTCTTGAGCCGCGCCTCTTTCTTTTCGAGCGCGGCAGCGGATCGGGCGTTTCGACGCAAGGCTGCGCCCCACGCCTTTGTAATGATACTCAGCACTTTCTTTTGCAGACTTAAAATCGCATCGAATTGGCGTTGAGTAAATTCCTGCTTTCTGAGCGCGAGCGCGATGGACTCGAAATCAACCGCGAGCGTTTTGAGAAATTCAGGCGGGGCCAACATGACCGGCCCCTTCTTTTTCTTCACGCCGTCGGGCTTTGTGGTCGGAGTATTTTCAATCGCCCTCTTTGCCGTCTCTTTCTTCTCGGCCTTTTTCGCCAGTTTTTCTGCTTCTGTAAGTTTCATTTTGGTTCCTCTCTTTCCTTTTGAGTTAGACGGGTGGCCCCGTGTTTTGGCCCACATCAGAACCACCCGCCGCCGTTGGACATCCTCGACTTTCAGGAGATTTCCTTTCTCGGTGCTTCTCCGTGCGAGCCAAAAGGCCCGGACGTTCCTGCAAAATAACTTTGAGATTTCGCGGCGGCTCGGAGCACGAGGCCGCGCCGCCGCGTAGCATTGACTTCAGACTTTCCTTTCTTGTTTGAAGTGCGCGGCCCGCAAACGCGGGCGGCGTTCAGTCAAAAATACCCTTCGAGATCAACCATGTCGGGATCGTTTCTCGTCGGAGTTTATCGCACCCACTCAGATAAAGCCCGCCCCCGATAGACATGCCTTCGGGAATTGTCAGCGAGGTTAGAGCCGAACACCCGCGTAGATCAAGCCAGCCCCCGATAGACATGCCTTCGGGAATTGTCAGCGAGGTTAGAGCCGAACACCTGCGTAGATCAAGCCCGCCCCCGATAGACATGCCTTCGGGAATTGTCAGCGAGGTTAGAGCCGAACACCCGCGTAGATCAAGCCAGCCCTCAATTTTCATCCCGCGTGAATGCCGCAACGCTTCGGCCCATGTTAGCTTCTTGGTTTTCTTGAGCGCCGAACATCTAACTTTTCCTCCACGCTCCAGCGCGGCCCCGACGGGCTTGACCTCATAACAAATCCCATTTTCGCGCGACACAAACTGAAAAGTGGCAAGCGGCCATTGCTTGACGACATGGAGACCTTGCCCGCACTCGATTGATGCGTCGGGATTCCAGTCAGGTGCACGAGCAATCCGCCCGCGCCCCTTGGGGCCGAACGGCAGAAAGCCATTATGGGTTGTGTGGTCGCCGTTTGTCCAATAGTAGTATTTCATTTCTCTGCCTCCTCCCGCTTCTTTCTTCGCTTCGCGTTTGCAACGGCCCGCTTGTGCATCGCCTCGGCCTGCTGCCATGTCGAGCATCGCGTTTGATAGCCGATGTCCTTTAGGCTAGGTCTCAGAGTCCGCCTTTTCTTCGTTAGGCTAGGTGTCAGGAAAATCATGGTTTCAAATAACAGAGGATCGCCGCCCGCCCCAAAGTTCTGATCGAGGCCAAGGAAAACCGTGCTGACTGTGAGCGCGCCCACTTGTATTCTTGCGAC